TGCCGAAGCGCCAGCACCCTTGAGCTGATAGACAGGGATAACTGCTGTCAGGAATGGGTTAGATGCCAAGACGAACTCAAGGATGGTTACATCAGAAGTCGCTGCGCGTGGAGTCGTTGCGATCTTCGTATACTGTGCCTCTGGAAGTAGCAAAGTATTAGGCGTTTCGACACCGTTACTGGCGGTTCTGATTGCTGCGATTGTGTCCGCGATATCCTTGATAATCTCGTCAGGAGTCTTCGTAGACCAAGCTTTCGAGCCACCTGATGCACCGTTGGCAAGGGTTACGCTGTTGGTGTTAGGGTTGTTTACGAAGCCAGGGATGCCGAGGTTGGTATCGCCAAGCATCGCAAGGTCATTTTCTTTTTGCAGGTAGGCGTAACGGGCCACGTTAGCCAGACGCTGCTCAAGACCTATACCGGCTGCGCGAGCTGCACGGATATCCTGGACTGAGTAACCGAAGGCCACGCCGATAGCATAGATCTTACGGGTATCTGTTCCCGAACGGAACAAGGCCACGTTGGGCAGATCGTTTGCATAGTAGTTAATGATCTTAGCAGAGCCAACTTGATCGTAGTTATGCACCACAATATAGGCTGCTGCTGGGTTAGACGAATAGCTTACAGGAAACAGGCGGCGAGCGAGCAACTCTGGGTATTTCTGCTCCATCATTCGAGACTTTACGTACTCGATTTCCGAACACAAAAACATTGACAGATCAGAGTCGAGGTTCACGAATTGTCTAAATGCCGTCATAGCTATATCTCCAAATTTTAAATTTTATTCCCAGATGAGTTCAAGGCAAACGATTGCATCAGTACCGCCAGCGGTAACATACTTGCCTTTGATATCCACGTTGCCTGTCGATGTCTTGCCAAACTTACCGCTTGCGATAACGTAGTAAGCTGGATCGCCGATGGCAACTGCCTCAGCAGCTTGAACATAAACACGGCCATAACGCATAACAGGTGCGCAATCGCCCTTAGCGTAAACAGCCGATACTGGTCCACAGAGGCAAGAGCAACCGTAGTAAGTAGCGATGACGACACCGGCTGATGCGTCAGCTCCGGCAGCTACCTTCACTACGTTCCCATTGGCATCAAACTTCACCACTTGTCCTGGGCTAACACCATTAGTCTCTGCAACCATGCAGCTATCAATTTGCCGAAGGGCAAACTGCTGAGCGAGCATCCCAGAGACGCCAATAGCCATAGTTCCACCATAAGTTAACTGAGCCATACGAAGTTCTCCTATCGTTTATTAAGCTTTGTAAGCGTTGCGTGCTTCTTCCTGCATCTTAGCGCGAGCCTTGGCGTAGACTGTTTGCCAGGAATCCTCGGCGCTATCACCAACCACGGCTTTGGACATTGCAGTCTCGACTCGTCGCGGCTGTGCAGGTCGCAAAGCATCCTCGCACGCGATTTCAAACCGAGCGGCTACATATTCATCGGAGCGGCCAGACAAGTCCAACTCAGGTCGGATCGTCTTGATTACCTGCTCCATGATTTCCCGTTCGCTAGAGTCGGAGATGGATACCTTTGGGCCAAGGATCTGCTGAGCCTTGATTTCCAGACCAACTCGTTTTTTCACGGCTGATGCAAATGAATCAGCGTCGTGGAATTGGGCGACCTTGAGTTTTTCTGAGAGTTCATCACGCTCGGCTTTTAGTCGCTCGTGGGCATCACGAAGTGTTTTTAGTTCTTCTGCGTCCGTGTTCACTACTGGCTGATCCATTGCTTGTTCCTCAAAGTTTGATATCCCGTCACAAAGCGCATGGAGTTCTGCTTGTGAGTCTTTAAGGATTCTACAAGCCGGACCACCGCGAGCCTTATCGACTAGGGATAAGTGGTTATAACGTATCTGTCTTTGAACCGCATCATAAGGTTGCCCGTTGAATACTCCAGGCGTTTCATCAAGCAGGCAGGTATAGCCAAGGCTGATTTCCCGCTTTTGCCCCGTTTGAATCTGGTCGATAGTCTTGCGATCAAAGAAAACTATTTTGGTCCTAATATAGTCTGGGCTTTCGGTCGTTGCTTCGTCAAGCTGAATACGCATCGGCGTATCTGCCTGCCATCCTACGATCCAATCCTTAGCGTTATCTGTGTTCAGAAGGTTCACGGGTGGGTGATCGTTGGTAGCGGGAAGCCCATGAAGCGATGCCATTGTCTCGTCGGCAAACACTTCATCGGGATGCCTGAGCTGCCTTTGGACTTTCACCGTTCCATCGGGGGCCATATCAAAGTAGGTAAAAATTCCGGTTCTCGTAAGATTTGCTTCAACAGGCAGAAAGCCATTAGGCAGAAGCTTTGAGCTTCCATCGTTTAGGACTGCGTAGTCATGTCGAACGATTTGCTTCATGCTTCCCTCATGTCACTGGAGTATCGCCATCCAAGTCTGGCAGCGGCTCTGGTATTTCCTCGATCTTATCCACAGAACCCAGGTCATTCAAAGCCATTGCTCTTGCCTGACCCTCGTTCGGAGCTTCGTACTCCTTGGTCGTATACATATTGATAATTTTATAAGCGCGATAGATCGGCATTTCATTCACCATCCATACTTGGCCTAAGACCCTTCATGATCTTAGCGCGGTATTCCTTGCGAGCTTTGCGAGCTGCCTTTCGAGCCTCGGAATAAGCAATAGCCCCTGCTTGTTCTTTAGGTCTGCCCTCGCTGATCAGCTTCGCTATGTTTTCACTTATGGTTTCTTGGCTATAACCTCGCGATAGTGGCATATAAACCCTCAAAAGTCTATTCCCTGAATCAAGTTAACCGCGACACATCGGCAGTTCCAAGGCTGTCCAGGGTAGGTTGGTGCTCCACCGTTATAAGCTGGATCACTCGCTTGTGGAATTACCCTGCCTTTAACATAGGAGCTTTTGCCGTATTGTATCGTCGTTGGTGCTTTAGTGCTAGGGTTCCAAGCAAAAACTTTCTGATTCAAGCTTTGATGCGTTGGCCTCACCCTTTCATCCTCGGCGGTCTGCCACATATAAATCTCGATACCTGCCTCGGCTGACTGCCGCTTATCGTACTCCCCAATTACGGTTGAAGTCGCATTACGGGCTATGAACTTAGCTTTGTTCAGAACCTTTCGTGCCTCGCTATCCTTTGGAGCATCCCTGACAATAGCTTCCCCTGACTTGGGGTTTGACGTTCCTAAAACAGCCTTGGCAATGCTTTCCCATCGTTCCCCTGCTGATACTCCATTGAGAACACGAGATGCGATAGAGGTACCACCAGCGGCTTCCTGCTGGACAAATAGGTCAAGACCAGTTTGATTCGCCATCCTCGTCTGAATTGCTGCTAGATCTTGCGATATGCCAGCCGAAAGCGATGACACTAAACTCTTTGATGCTTCAATGGCACCCTTTAGGTTTTTCTCATTGGCAGCAACCGTTATCTGAGCCTGTAAGGTTTTCTCAAAATTCTTTTGACTCTTTAAGCGTATGTTTTGAAATGTCTCGGCTGAGGATTTTTGCAGTTTTCCAAGATTAAACTGCGATTGCATAGCCCCTGTTATCTGCTGAAGTAGCTGACGAAGCCTATTCTGATCTGCCTCGCTTGCATCGAGCGTGGTTCCAGGCACAAGAGTTTTCAGATATGGCAATACCTGCTCAATGAAAAGCTGGAAGTAAAGCTTATAGGCTTCCTTCGACTCGCGCTCCATACGGGCAAAGTCGATATCATACCGCTTTTGAATATCCGATGTTTTAACGGATGATGACTTCCTCTTCGCCATTGACTAATTCCTCTTGTTCAAATGTTTCAGGTGGCTCTGGCTTTTCGGTTCGTTCCTCCAAGTCCTCGAACTCGGTTGACTCAAGCATTTCATGCTCTATTGTCGTTTCAAAGCTAAACTCACCATTGCCGAAGCGAGACTTTGCTACGGTCTTGGGATCATAAACACCTTTTTCGATATAGATTGCATCAATATCAGCTTGGACTTTTCTCGTCGCAATCCTGGTCGCTTCATCCGTTTGGTAAAGCGGCCTAAAAACGAAAGTAAACCCATCTGGCATAATAGGCGCATCATCTTGCAGGAAAAACAATTGATGCAGGTAGTCGAGAGGTCCACGCAGGTTCTGCTCCTGCGCTGCCTTCACCATGTCGTAGTAATCATTCAGTTCGCTGCGTCCTGTCGCACCGAGGCCAGAGGGTGATTCACCAAGCAAGCGTGTGTGCGGTATGCCTGAGCCCGACACGAGGCGATCAGTGGTCATGCGCAAGAGTTCGGCAAGGCCACCGACCGATGCGCCAACGGTGCTAAAGTCGTCCTGCTTATCGAGGATCACCGCACGGGCAACCGAGCGAGAAAGGTTTACAGTCTCGATCTTTTTCATGACGAGCTGATCCTGGTCCATCGCCAGGGCTTCGGCTAGGCCCTCGACCTTGAACACAGGCTGGTTAAAGTCAGTCATGATCGTGGCGACAGAGTCATAGCTGGTTGAATAGTTTCGGATGGACTTATAGAGCTTCGCATAGATACTATCGTGCCAATACCCATTTTGAGCGTAAAGACGCGTTGGCAATCTCTGTCCATCGAATCGAAGGACGCGGGAGTAGTGGATACGGAGGATATTTTCGTTGTTCAACTCGCCGGAGCCGATACGAAAATTATAATAGGCAGGCTTCCCGAAGTCGGGATCGTCGAGGTTGGAAATGATTTCGTTTTGAAGGACTTGAAATTGCCAACGGTCAAATACTACCAGAGAGTTTACACGTCTCAGGCTGTTAAGATCAAGTGGTTCTGACGCATCCTTTCCGTCATCACAGGATAGATAGATCAGGCTCCCACCGTAGACGCGAGCTAGCGTCCATGCCCATGATATTTGCTTCCATATATGCAGGCGGTCGAACTCTTTCTCTAAAAACTTGGTAATATCGCCACTATCCTCGGACGGGATAATCCAATCAATACCTTCGCGTGTTCCATCGTCGGGAACTATAGAGGCAATCTTTGATCCGATATCGTCGGCTGAAAAGATCGACTCGGCATTTCCTTTATCCAATCCCACCCACATCGGGCGAGCGTAGGACTGCTTATCAAGGTTAGTTCCAATGCCGGATAGAACATTGGCCCATCCATCGGTAACGGTTCGTTTTATACTCTTCAGTTTTTTTTTCATAAGCGACTCATAGCCTCCAGTCGGCGTGATCCTGATAATTTGTTAAAGTGCTGTAATCCCTGGCTGATAGCGTCAACTATATCATCATTGGCTCCATTTGGAAACGATTGCAGTTCATGGATAACCTCTTTAGTCC